AATACGCCACAGCATAGGAGAGAATAATGCCCCCAATGTATAAACCAAAGGCTGATAAGCCTAAAGCCGAAAAGCCAAAGCCCAAAAAAGACGAAAAGCCAAAAGAAGAAAAGAAGTAAATGGATAACGAAAAATTCGAGGCTCTCTTAAAAAGCGAGATCGAACAAGCGACAAATTATTACGATAACGAACTCCAAAAGCACCGAAGTGACGTAATGAATTTTTACCTATCAGAGCCTTTCGGTAATGAGCTTGAGAATAGGTCTAAGGTCGTATTATCTGAAGTGAGGGATACCATTGAGTACATCATGCCCTCTTTAATGAAGATATTTTGCGCCACAGATAAAGTAGTGCGTTTTGTTGGGCGTAATGCTGAAGATGTAAAGAGTGCTGACCAAGCGACAGAGCTTGTGAATTTCGCTCTCAATAGTCAGAACAACGGCTTTACGATACTGCATAACTTCTTTAAAGATGCCATGCTCTTTAAGATAGGAGCGATAAAGACATATTGGGAAGAGTCCGAAGAGACTTGTGAAGAAACCTATGAGCAGCTAAGTGAGATGGAACTCACTACTCTTCTTGATGACCCAGCGATTGAATTATTGAGTCAGGAGATTGTAGAGGAAGGCGTTACTGATGAAATGGGTAATGAAATACCCACAGAGCAATATTTCAATGTTCAGGTCAGGCGCAAGAAGAAAAACGGCAAAGTAAAGATAGAGAATATTCCCCCTGAAGAGTTGCTCTTTTCTCGCAGAGCAAAGTCTATGGAAGACTGCACATTCATAGCCCACAGAACGCAAGTTAGGGCTGGAGACCTTATTGAGCGAGGCTATGATAGTGAATTGGTTATGTCTTTGGCTGGAGATCAAGCCTTAGATGATGAGGCTGAGAGACAAGCTAGATTTCAGGATATTGAGTCTAGCCCCTATGACAATAGTTTAGACCCCTCAAACAGAGAGGTTATGGTAACAGAAGCCTACATCAAAGCTGACTATGATGGAGATAATATCGCTGAATTAAGACGAGTTGTGGCTTTAGGTGATAGCCATGAGATAGTCGAAAATGAGATGTTTGAGAAGATACCTTTTGCAATCGCAAGTCCTATCTTAATGCCTCATAGAATGGTGGGTGTATCTGTTGCTGAAATGGTGATGGATTTACAGCTAATTAAGAGCCAGATTTACCGACAGTTGCTTGATAATCTGTATTTAACGAATAATTCAAGAGTTGCCGTTGTCGAAGGGCAAGTGAACTTAGATGACTTACTTACCTCTCGTCCAGCTGGTATTGTTCGTATGCGTCAACAGGGAATGGTGCAACCTTTAGCCGTACCCCAATTAGGCTCTCAAGCGTTTAATATGCTGGAGTATGCTGACCAGATACGAGACCAGAGAACAGGCTTTTCTAAGGCTTCAATGGGTTTAGACCCTAAACAGTTGCAGAGTACCTCTACCAACGCTGTAAACGCCACAATTCAAGGCTCACAGCTAAAAATAGAGATGATTGCCAGAGTATTTGCTGAAACTGGTGTGCGTACCTTAATGATGAATATTTTACACCTTATTCAGAAGCATCAGGACAAGGCTGTAACTATTCGTTTGCGTAATGAATATGTTGATATAGACCCCAGAGCGTTTGCCAATGAATATGATTTGGAAGTGAATGTGGGTCTTGGTAATGGAGAGGAAGACACGAAAGCTGCAATGTTGGTTCAGATAGCGAATAAGCAAGAGCAGATGTTGAGGGAATTAGGCGTAAATAACCCTGTTGTAAAGCCGACACAGTACGTCAATACGCTCAAGAAGATAGCTGAGATGGCTGGCTTTAAGGATACAGACCAATTCTTTAATTCTAGTGAGGAAATTGATGCTGCTGCCCAACAGCCTCAAGAACCAGCCCCTAATATCGAGTTGATGAAGTTACAGGAAGAAATCAAGCTCAAGCGTGAGGAGATGCAAGCCAAATTAGCTCTGGAGCGTGAGGAAATGATAGCGAAAATAGAAGCCAGAAAAGTTGAATTTGAGGCTGAATTATCACTACGTCAGCAGAAGATAGCTATGGGTGGTGATGTATCCACAAACTTACCGAAAGTACAATAATGGTTGATTTATTAAAAGAAACTGGCAAAGGCGAGAAAGCCAAAGCCATACTGGAGAATGAGGCGTTTAAAGACGCTATGAATATGATTAAAGCCACCTACTTTGATGCGTGGTCAAACAGTTTACCTAATGACAGAGAAACAAGAGAGCATTGCTATAATATGTTTCAAGCCGTCAAAGATTTAGAAGGTAATTTAAATTCTGTCCTAAAGACAGGAGAATTTGCAAGTAAACAGATCAATAACTAAAGGAGTAGTTTAAATGCAAGACCAACCTAGCAGCCCTCAACAGGGAACTGGGTCTCTATCGACTGCTGAAGCGATAGACCTATTACTGGACGCTAATACCCCTTCTGATAAAGAAGAAAGTGAAGTCCAAACCACTCAGGAAACTGAGACACCTGAAACCGAAACTGAAGAAGTTGAAGTCGCTGAAGAGCTAACCGAAACTAATGAGGCAGAGGAACAGGAAGAAGAGCAACCTCAAGAAGAGGAAGTTCTTTATAGAGTGAAAGTTGATGGTGAAGAGTATGATGTTAACCCTGAAGAACTCGTCAAAAATTATCAGCTTGAACAAACAGCGCAAAAAAGACTACAGGATGCAGCGCAACAACGTAAGGAGTTGCAAAGCAAAGAAGCGTCTTTGGAGCAAGAGCGTCAGAAGTATTCTCAGGTTTTACAACACTATGAGAACCAGCTAAAAAACCCACAATCATCATTAACTGATGAGCAATGGGCAAGGCTAAGAGAAGAAGACCCAATAGCTTATAATACTGCGAAAATTGAAGAGCAAGAGCGTGTCACACGACTCCAAGCTGTTCAACAGGAGCAACAAGTTGTGAAGTCTCAGGAATTAGCCAAACAAGCTGATATTCTTCTTGATCTTATTCCAACATGGAAAGATCAGGCAACAGCCACGAAGGAGAAAGGCGAATTGGTACAGTATTTAAGAACGAATGGATTTTCTAATGATGATATTAATGGGGCTACTGATGCTCGTATTATCAACATTGCTAGAAAAGCCCAACTTTACGACAATCTACAATCAAAGGCGAATGTCGTTAAGAAGAAAGTTGTTACTGCGCCTAAGATGATAAAAGCTGGTACGCCAAAAGCGAAAGTGGATGCAAACACTAAGAAGCAGAAAGACGCATGGACTAAACTTACTAAGTCAGGCTCAAAGGAAGATGCTGTGGCTTATCTTTTATCAAAAAATAGCTAATAGGAGTAAATAATGGCTACTTATACTGTAAGTGATAGTGTAGGTACTCGTGAGTCATTGGCAGATACAATCTATAGGATTGATGCTGATGAAACGCCTGTATTCTCAAATGCACCAAAAATGACAACAAACGCAGTAACATACGACTGGCAAGTTCAGGAATTAGCTGCTGCTGTTGATACGAACTACGTTAATGAAGGAGCTGACTTTAGTTATGTCAATCCCTCTGCGACAACCAGATTGTCAAACGTACATCAAATCTCTGCTAACGCAGCGCAAGTTTCCTCAACTTTAGAAACTGTTGATAAAGCTGGTAGAGACAAAGAAACAGCCTATGTAAAGATTTTGAAAGGTCTTGAGCAAAGAAGAGACATAGAAAAATCTTTATTTAAGAATGAGGCTAAATCTGCTTCTGACCCAAGAAAGACTGCGAAGTTTCTTTCTTACCATTCTAATGTGGTTTTAGAGTCAAATAGTGTGATTGCAGCCAATTCTAACGGCTCTGCTGCTGCCACTATGTCAGGCACTAATGACGCATTGGCATTGGCTGATATCGACAACGTAATGAAGTCTTGCTACGAAGATGGTGGTAAACCTTCAATGCTTGTTATGTCACCAGCGAATAAGGTTGCTTTTTCAGACCTTAACTCTGGCTCAGTTGTGACTAACCAGTTGACAATGACAGCACCTAAAGAAGCTGCATTGGTTGGGTCAACTTCAATCTATTTAACAGATTTCGGTCAGTTAAATGCTGTTGTTGATAGATATGCTGCTAATACAGAAATACATATCTTAGACCCAGACCATTACGCTATAGGACATTTGCCTAACAGAATGTTCTCAGTTGTAGATGTAGCACCTACTGGAGATGCGCTAAAGTTCGCAATTCTAAGTGAGTGGTGTCTAATTAACAAAGCTCCAAAGGCACATGGAGCGATTTTTGATTTGAATACTTCATAAGTATTTCAATAGTTTATGGGGGGTTGCTAAAGCCCCCCTATTCAATTTGAGGCACACTATGTCAAAAGATTTATTACTTTCGTATGATGAGATTACAGGCAAGACAACCTATCTTACTGAAGATGTTGATGGGCTAAAGACAGTAACAAAAGTTAATGTAGACCCTGTGTTGGAATACGCAAAATACCAAGAGAGTGAGTGGAGACCTAATTCACTTATTGGGGATACCCAAAAGCATCAACAGAAGATTGCTGATATTCCCAATGTTTTATTCGCTGAGTTACAGAGAAAGTTTGGCGATATCCGATATAACAGAAAAAAGTGGCTGCAATGGCTACAAGACCCAGAAAACAAACATTTTAGAACAACTGGTGGCAGACTGATATGAGCCTTGATACCTACGCTAATTTACAGACTTCTATAGGGAATTTTCTGGCTAGAGATGATTTAACCTCTCAGATACCAGATTTTATTTCTATTGCCGAAGCAAGAATGTCTAGGGAATTGGATACTAGGTCACAGGAAAGCACGACAACCATATCAACTGTAGCTGGAACAGAAAGCTATGCTCTACCGACAGATTTACGAGAGATCAGGACAGTTAAGATTAATAAAACCCCTGTTGTGGTTTTAGGCTTTTCTACCCCTAATTCTCTTTATACTACTCATGCGTCAAACACTAATGGGTCACCCCTCAATTACAGTATCATAGGGGGTAATATTCACTTACGCCCTATCCCAGATAGTGTGATGACAATAGAGATTGTGTTTGGGTCTGGGATAACTGCTCTCTCCGACTCAAACACAAGCAATACAGTTTTAACTCGTCACCCAGACGTTTATTTATATGGGTCTTTAGTTGCAGCCCATACCTACCTAATGGATGAGGCAAGGGCTACTCAATATGATGCGTTATTTAGTAGAGCGTTATTAGAAATTAAGAAAGACACAGATCAAGCTCGTTTCGGTGGTGGAGCGTTGGCTATGAAAACTGATTATGGTTCAACATGACACAAATTCCATTTGGCGAGTGGCTTCCTGACCAGAGCGATTTGGGTTCATCAGGGGCAACAGTTGCGACTAATGTTATACCCAGAGCAAGGGGCTATAGTCCTTTTCTTGGTTTAGCGACTTTATCGGCTGCTGGAGATGCCTATTTAAGAGGATTTTTTGGGTCTATTGATGGCTCTGGCACAATTCATTTATTCGCTGGAAATGCCACAAAACTCTATAAGTTTAACAATTCTACGGCTGCGTTGGCTGATGTAAAAAGTGGGGCTTATACATTAGCCTCTAATGACCAATGGCGATTTATTCAATTCGGTACGTCTGTTTATGCGACTTCTGGTTTAAGTAACATATTGCAGAAATATACTATTGGCTCTTCTAGTGCCTTTGCTGCCGTATCTGGTTCACCAGCAGCTAAATATTTAGCCGTTGTGCGAGATTTTGTTGTTACGGCTCATGTCAATTACAGTTCTACAACGCACCCATTCAGAGTTAGATGGTCACAGATAAATGATGCTGATACTTGGACGATTGGGTCAAATCAAGCTGATATTCAGGACATACCTGATGCTGGTAATATCACAGGGCTTGTAGGAGGTGATTTTGGGGTCGTTTTATTGGAACGTGGTATTGCTCGTTTTAATTATGTTGGTAGTCCACTTATTTTTCAATTTGATATGGTAGAAACAGGGCATGGATGCGACATAGCTAATTCGGTTGCTGCTCTTGCTCCTACGCAAATATTTTACTTAGCCTCAGATGGCTTTTTTATGTTTAATGGGGAACGTAGTATCCCAATCGGTGCTGAGAAGGTTGATAGTTTCTTTTTTGATGATGCAAACCCTCATAAGCTAGACCGATTGAGTTGCAGTATAGACCCAATTAATCAGGTTGTAGCGTGGAGCTATGTTTCTACAGAAAGTATCTCTGGAGACCCAGATAAGATAATTTTATATAATTACGCTGTTAATAGATGGTCATTAGCAAGTGTGAGCCATGAGTTTATAGGCACTATTATTTCGCCAAACTTCACACTTGAGGCTTTGGATAATATCTCAAGTAGTTTAGACGGCTTGGGTACATCATTAGACTCAAGATTTTGGAGAGGTGGACAAAGTGCTTTTGCTGCTAGTTCCAGTTCTAAGATAGCCTCTTTTACTGGAGACCCATTAGCAGCCACATTAGAAACAATGGAATTTGAGCCTTCAAAAATGAAGTCCTCATTAATCAAAAGTGTTACGCCAATAGTAACGAGTAAAGATGTTGCGCCTACCCTCACAGTTCAAGTGGGGTCTCGCTCTAGGCAAATAGATACTGTTAGTTTTACAACGGCTGGTAGTCTTAACTCCGACAACCTTGTGCCGACACGTTCTAATGGTCGCTATCATAGAGTTAGAGTTAATGCTAGTGGTACTTGGCGATATGCTTTAGGAGTGGATGTTGACGCTGTATCTTTAGGTAGAAGATGAGTGCTTTTAACTTCCCTAAACTTCCCCAACAAGGGGGAGACCCTAGAGCTGTCGCTAGTGCTGTAAATTTGCTTATAGACGGCAAATTAAACGCTACAGGCACATTCACTTTAACAGCTAGTGCAACAAGCACTACAGTCACAGATTTAAGGGCTGGTAGTTCTTCTGTTGTACTTTACACGCCTATTACTGCCAATGCGTCAGCAGAGGTTGGTAACGGCACAATTTACATATCTGCACGAAACAAACAGAATTTCGTTATTACACACGCTAATAATGGTCAGACAGATAGAAACTTTATATATGTGGTCATTGGATGAAGTTTTTGCCAGTTCCAGTAGATTATCTGGACACACAATGGCAATACATTGAGCCTATCTTAAACAAAGCCGTATGTTTATCCCCTCGTAAAATTGACATTAAAGATGTTTATGAGGCGAGTAAGCAAGGCGCATACCTCGTATGGACAGTTCAAGATGAGGGCGAAATTATTGCTGTCATTACAACAAGAATGGTCTTTTACCCAAAGGGCTACGCACTAGCGTTAGACTTTGTGGGTGGAGATAAAATGAAAGATTGGATTGAGTTGGTTTTATCAACTCTTGAGGCTCACGCTAGACATAACAAATGTATCCACATGGAGGGATTTGGACGTAAGGCGTGGCAACGATTTATTGGAAAATTCGGCTGGTATCCAGCTCACATTACTTATCATAAGGATTTATAAAATGGGAAAAGGTGGTTCAACAACTCAAACAACTACTCAGGAAATTCCAGCTTTTATTCAAGATCAAATCAAAGAAGTGTTTACTGAAGTGGAAGGCTTTACGCCAGATACTAATATTATTCCAGAAATTGCTGGATTTACGCCTAATCAAACTTCAGCACAGACACTTATAAAAAACTTAGTGGATGGTAGCCCTTTGTCTGGGTCGAAGACGGCTTTGGATAATATTTTAACAGACAAGTTTAGTGTATCTGCCCCATTGCAAACATTGTTAGATGATACATTGGCAAAAACTGTTAATAATGTTTCATCTCAATACTCATTGGGTGGAAGACTAGGCTCTGATGCTTTTGGAACAGCTTTAGGCGAAGGTATTGCTTCAGGTACAGCTCCACTATTAGCAGATGCCTTAGAGTCAGATGCTGCACGAAAAATTTCGGCTGCTAGTTTGATGCCAAGTTTATTGTCCTCTGAACTTGGTTTGACTGGTGCATTGTCAGCAATAGGAAAAGAGGAACAAGCATACGATCAGGCTCTTTTGGATAAAACAGCTCAAGATGTTGCAGCAGAAAATCAAGCTAATCAGCAAAAAATTAATAACCTTATTGCAGCATTAGGGGGTGCGCCAACTCCAACTTCTACAACTTCTTCAAAGTCTCCATCTAATCTTGATGCCTTAACTGCTTTGGCTCTTGGTTTAGGCGCATTATCAGACAGACGATTAAAGGTTGATATTAAAAAGATAGGCGTACACTCCAACGGCTTAAATGTTTATGAGTGGGAATGGAACGCAAAGGCTTTTGTTTTGGGTCTTGATAAGCACCCACGCAAAGGGTTTATCGCTCAAGAGGTTCAAAAGGTTTATCCAGAAGCCGTATTTGAGGGCAAACATGGATACCTAATGATTGACTATTCTAAAATCAAAGAGGTTGCATAATGGGTATACTCGACAGCTTGAGAGGTATGGGTACTTCTATTTCTAATTTTGGGTCTAATATTGATGACCAAACAGGAGGTCTATTAACTCGATTAGGTACGCCAGAGTCTCAAGGAAATCTAATAGCTGCTGCTAGTTTGTTAAGTGGTGAGGGTATCCCAAATAGTTTTGCCCTTAGAAATAAAATTACGCAAAATGCTTTAGCTAATCAGCAATTTAAAAAACGAAGAGAAGGTATAGCCCAACTAGAAAAACAATTTGCTAATAATCCTAAAATGTTGGCTCTTTTAAGAAGTAATCCTCAAGGCTTTATGAACGCTTATACAACGTCAGCTTTCACTCCAACAACAGATGCGTCTACGTCATTAATGAAAAACATACGTTTTTTAAAAGAACAGTTTCCAGATAAATCTATTGCAGAACTCATTGCAATGACAAAGCAACCAGCCAATGTTGTAAATGTTAATTCAGGGGGCGATTTAAACAATGCGCCACTAATGAAAAAACTTATGGAAGGTAGCGCAGATTTTTTAGAAACCTATGGAAATATGAGTGGAAACATTGATAGTTTAGAAGGTGCGCTTGAAGAACTAGAAACAAACCCAAATATTACAGGATTAGGGCAAGGACTCACAAATCTTATTGGGGGAGACTCAGCTTTAAAATTGTTGTTTCCAGATACAGCAAATACGAAAGCAACTATAGAAAGCGTAGTTCAGGAAAGTTTGAAGGCTATTTTGGGAGCGCAATTTACTGAGAACGAAGGAAAAAGAATATTAG